GAATTGGCGTCAAAGCTCGCCAAAAACGCCAAGGTGGCGTCAAGGGTCGATGAGCTGAGGGGCAAGCTGGAAGAAAAAGCCCTGTGGACGCGCGAGCGGTCGGTTGCGGTGCTGGCTGACATTGCCGATGGGATGGAGTGCAAAGCCGTCGAGCGAGTGGCCGCAGTCAAAGAACTGAACGCCATGCATGGATTCAACGCGCCTGCGAAGGTAGAGCTTCAAGGCGCCATCACTGTGATCGAGCGGCGCATTGTCCGTCCTAAGCATTGACACAGCAGAGGTCTTTGAGCCTCTGTTGAAGCCCGCCCGTTACAAGGGCGCGCACGGTGGTCGTGGGTCTGGAAAGTCGCAGTTCTTCGGTGATTTGTGGCTGGACGAGAACGTAGGCGGCAAGGTCGATGTGGTCTGCCTGCGCGAGACGCTGAAATCGCTGGAGTTCTCGGTGAAGAAGCTGCTGGAGTCGAAGATTTCGCACTTCAACGCCGGGGCGTACTTTGAGGTGCAGGACCGGCGCATTCTGTCGTCCCACGGTGGCGTGACCATCTTTGAAGGGATGCAGAACCACACGGCAGACTCGATCAAGTCGCTTGAAGGGTTCGACCGGGCCTGGTTCGAGGAAGCGCAGAACGCCAGTGACAAGAGCCTGACGCTGCTCAGGCCAACGATCCGCAAGCCAGGGTCACAAATGTGGTTCGGCTGGAACCCCAGCAAGGACACGGACCCGGTAGATGTGCTGCTGAGAGGCCCTGAGCTTCCGCCGGATTCCATCGTTGTGCAGGCGAACTACATGGATAACCCATGGTTGCCGGACGAGCTTCGGGCAGAGATGGAATTTGACCGCAGGCGAGACCCGGACAAGTACGCGCATGTGTGGCTTGGTGAATACCAGCGCAACAGCGAAGCCCGCGTGTTTCGCAACTGGACGATTGAAGAGTTCGAGCGACCGCAGGGGACGGTGTTCCGGCTTGGTGCGGATTGGGGATTCTCGATTGACCCGAGCGTGCTGGTGCGGTGCTCGATTGACGGCAGGCGCCTGTATATCGATTACGAAGCCTATCAGGTGGGGTGTGAGATCAACAACCTGCCGGAGCTGTTCACATCGGTTCCAGAGGCTGAAAAGTGGCAGATCACTGCCGACTCTGCAAGGCCAGAGACGATCAGCTACATGCAAAAGCATGGCTTCCCGCGCATTCACCCTGCTGTGAAGGGCGCGAGATCGCTGGAAGAGGGCGTGGAGTTCCTGCGCAGTTTTGACATCGTTGTGCATCCACGGTGCAAGCACACGATTGATGAGCTGACGATGTATTCCTACAAGCGCGACCCGTTGACCGGGGCCGTGATTCCCGTCCTTGAGGACAAGAACAACCACATCATTGACGCGCTGCGTTACGCCTGTGAAGGGGCGCGCCGCACGCTGCGAGGAAAAGAATGGACGCAACCGATCAAACCGCAGACCCGGCACATAGTGTGAAGCGTGGTCGCCCGCGCAAAGCTGCGGAGATTGCCACCAGTCCAGCCCAGGAACTCGCCTTGCGCATTTGGGCGGGCCAGTCCCCCGATGCCCCTATCCCCTGGCGCGTGGAGCGCATTGTGTCGGCCCTCAAGGAGCGCGGATTGCCTCTGAATATCGCCTTGCCAGACGACGACGCGGAGCGCCACCTTGAAGCTCACTAAGGAAGAACTCGCGGCCATCGTTGAGGCGCACCGCGCCGACTCGCTGGGCGTTGAAGATGGCGAGCTGACGAACGAGCGTGCTGTTGCGCTGGACCGCTATCACGGTCGGCCCTATGGCAATGAGCGGGAAGGGCGCTCGTCGGTGGTCTCCAAAGACCTGAGCGAGGCCGTGGACTGGGCCATGCCCGCCATCATGCGCATCTTCACGCAGTCGGGTTCTGTGGCTGAGTTCGACCCCGTCAGTCCAGAGGACGAGCAACAGGCCGAGATTGAGACCGATTACGTCAATCAGGTCATCATGAAGGACAACCAGGGATGGGTGGTGCTTCATGACGCCATCAAGGACACGCTGCTGTTGAAGAACGGCTACGTCAAGCACTGGTGGGAAGAGACCGAGAAGATCGAGGAACCAGCCTACCAGGGGCTGACCATTCCCGAGGTGCAAAAGCTGCTATCCGACCTGCAGGCAGACGGATGCAAGGTGGACATTCAAGGCCAGGACGAGCGTGTGATTTCCACGCCGCAAGGCCCGCTGCCGGTGTTCGACCTGAAATTGCGCATTGTGCGCAAGCTGGGCAAAGTACGCCTGGAAGCTGTGCCATGCGAGGAAATCCGGGTCTCGCGCAAATGCCGGGGGAGCCTGCAAGAGTCTCCATTCGTGGAGCATGTGACCACCAAAACCCGCTCGGACCTGATCGAAATGGGCATGAGCCGGGACTTTGTGGACTCGCTGCCTGCCTATGAGACCAGCAGCCACACCACGCAGTCACTGAGTCGCGATTCCGTCAGCGACGAGACGCGAGGCTATGGGTCTTCCATCTCGGACCGCTCCATGGACGAGATCGAATATTGCGAGGCATATATCAAGGTCGATTGGGACGGCGACGGCGTGGCAGAGCTGCGCAAAGTCGTGACCGTAGGCGGGAAGATCCCCGATGGGGAGGAATGGAACGAGCCCATTCCCGAAGTTGCATTGACGGGCTTCACGGCCAAGCGCGTTCCACACCGCCATGTGGGCGAGTCGATCTATGACGACCTGGGTGATTTGCAGGCCATCAAGACGACGCTGATGCGCCAGTTGATGGACAACATCTACCTGACCAACGATAACCAGTGGGTGGTGAACGAGCGGGTCAACCTCGCGGATTTCATGGTATCGCTGCCCGGTGGGGTCAAGCGCGTCGAGGGCATGGAGCCGGTATCTGGTGCGGTGGAGGCGCTGAACTCCAAGCCTATCGTGGGCGACATTCTCCCGGTGATCGGGTTCATCGATCAGGTCAAGGAGTCGCGCACCGGCATCACCAAGGCATCGTCGGGCCTGGACCCTGAAACCCTGTCCGATGTGACCAAGGGCGCCTTCATGGAGAACATGAACCGCGCCAGTCAGAAGATCGAAATGATGACCCGCATGATTGCGGAGACGGGCGTCAAAGAGATGGTGTTGCGCGTGCATTCCCTGCTGTGCCGGTATCAGGACAAACAGCGAATGGTGCGTATGAAGGGCCGGTTTGTCCCGGTCAACCCGCAAGAATGGCGCGAGCGCACCGACATGACGGTGAAGGTGGGCCTTGGCACTGGCAATGAGGAAGACCGTCAGCGCAAACTGATGCTGATCGCCCAACTGCAACGCGACATGTTGGCGCCGCTCGGGATGATCGAGGCGCCACAGGCTTTTGCATTGTTCAGCGATATATCGAAGACGATGGGCTTTGACATGCCGGACAAATACAGCATGTCGCCGCAGTCGCCCGAGTACCAGCAGAAGATTGCGCAGCCACCGCCCGACCCGAAGATGCAGGCCGACCAGGCCAAGATGCAACAGGACATGCAGCTCAAGCAGATGGAGCTGCAATACAAGTCGCAGGCCGACGAAATGGACCGGCGCCAGAAGGCCGAGCTTGAATTGATCCGCCAGCGCGCCCAGCAGGAAACAGACGCCAACCGCCAGGCAATGGAAGCGCAGATGCACCGCATGAAGCTGGAGCAGGAAGCGCAATTGCAGGCCCTGCGCGCCCAGTACGAGGACCAGCGCCACGTGCGCGAAATGCAGTTCAAGCAAAGGCAAGCAGAGCTTGAAGCATCCGTGCGGGTGAAGGTGGCCGACCTGGGCAACCAGATGAACCCGCCCGATGTGGCGACAGAGGCCGCGACCGCTGAGATTGGCCGAGAGGTACAGCCATGACAGAACCGCTCAGCATGGAAGCCCGTGCATTCCGCGCACAAGACGCCAAGCAACTGCTGGACAACCCGCTGTTGCAAGAAGCCTTTGCCAATGTCGAGCGGCATCTACACGCAGCAGCAATCACCTGCGATTCTGACGACGCCCAGAAGGCCCTGCGCATCGTCATCAGCCAGCAGCTATTGGCCGCAGTCAAGCGCGAAATCACCCGTGCAGTGCAGGAT